GGATTCACATTATATTTATCAGCTTCTTCAAATACATAATCTAAGAACTCATAATCAAGATAAGATACATCAGTACCATAAGATTTAGCTTTAGCTATTATTATATCATATTTAACTATCTTATTTGATTTAGGCTTCTGTGCAGGAGTTTCTTCTTCCTCTATAACTACGATAGCTTCTTCCTCTTCTTTAGGTGTATCTATTTTATCCACTATCTTCTTCTCAATAAGCTTCTTCTTACCTAAAGCAAGTGGTGGAGAATCAGGTATTTTAAGAGTTCCTCTTATTATATCAGTCTCTACATCTTTATATCCTTTAGGTGCAAATTCAATATGTTTTGACTTAGTATTATTGCTAGGCACACTGAACTTCTCAGCTTCATATTTCTTTATGTCTATATCTTTCTTATCTTGTAATACTGGTACAGGTTTTACTTCTTTCTTAGCTGGTACTACAGCTGGTTTTGTGTCCTTCTTAGGAGGAACAGGTTTATCTTCAGTTTTAACTGGTACAGTTGGTTTTACAACACTTCCCCAAGTCTTTTTGATATCATCACTTGTTCCAACTATCATTTTCTTATTTGTATTACTTACGACTTCTACTGAAGTTATTCTTTCAGATAGACTGTCATTTTCTTCTTTTGCAAGTTTAAGTTCATATCTTAAAGCTTCTACTTCTTCTCTTAATCTGTCTAATTCTTTTCCAGATGAATGTCTTGCTACCATATAAGCCATAATAAAATTCATAGCCATTATTATCAGCATAAATATTGATAGAGCTTTTAAAACTCTTGCTTTCTTTGCATTTTTATTAGTTTCCATTTTCTAACCTCCCAATCACTTTATCATAGTTTTCTTCTAAGTTTATAAATTCAGGGTCTATACCCATTCCGACATAACACGCAGTAATGTACTTTAAAGCAACTTTACCTTCTTCTGGAGCTTCAGGTATATTAGTTCTACCAGTTCTTGATATATTAGAATAAGCTTCATTTTTGGCTATATCGTTATCAGCTCTAAATGTGTAGAATTCTTTAATAGTATTATCATATCCTGCTGCAAGAAGTTGTGCAACTTCCATATCTGAAACCCCAGCACCTTTTGATTGGTTTACAACTTGGTTTGATTTATCTCTCATAGTTGTAGTTTCAGCGTGTCTATTTTCACCTAGTGCTGTTTGCATAAGCTTAATTGTAGGAAGTCTTAATATCATTACTTTCTTATCTGATATTAAAGTTCCTATATCTGGGTCATCCATCATAAATGGTAGAGTAACCCTTTCTTCAAAGTTTCTACCAAGCACAGTCTTCATAGATTTAACTATGTCTTCTAGCTTGAAAGTTTGTTCAAGTGGAAGTACCTTAACTCTCATTACTCCACCTTTTACAAAGTCTATAAATTCCTTATCATCCATTGCATCAAAGTACAACTTATAATGATTATAATTTGGTGCATCTTTTACGTTTCCACCTTCCGCTATAAGAAGACCTTGTAATAGCTTTTCTTTACACTTTTCAATTTTGCTATTCGCCATTGTAAGTCCCTCCTAATCCATTCTTATTATTATATCGTATATTAAAACGATATGGAATCTTGAGAATGCTCTTGACCATTCTCTTCCTCTTATTTGATATTCCGATTTCATTTGTTCAGGGAAAGTATCATCAATACCTTTAGCACGATTCACTACAGAAACAAAATTTCTTTTCATTGCTTCAAATGAAAGTGATGGTGCTTTTTCGGCATAGAAGTCTACTAGATAGTGACAATAGTTTATTACATCATTTAAGTGGTCAGCGTATACTACTTTAAACTCTTCATAATAGTATAAGTTATTCGTTCTTTTAATTAAGTTCATATCAAGACCACGGTTTATCTTTTCAGATATTGAAGCTTTTAAAGACGCAATTTTAACAGTTTCATTCTCTACTGTAATATTGGTATCTTCATTCAATATATCTTTTTGGTCATACATTCTCTCATTCTTGTATTGGTCATATAAATCTCTTACTCCACGCATATTAAGATTCATACGAGTTCTTATAGACATAAGAATATATACAACCACATCGTCTATTAAAAGCTCATCTTTTTTGAATTTAGTTTGAATGAAATCTTCTGCAACCGTTCTCATAACAGCCTTTACCATTCCTACAGAGCTACCTTCAGACTTAAGTAAATACTTTTGAGACATTACAGGTTTTCCATCTTTAACACCATACAAAATGAATCTCATTATACCCGGATTCAAACTACCGTTTTTCGTATAGTATTTATACATAAGTCCAGTTAAGAACTTAACACCTAAGAACTCCAAGAACTCTCTTTTACCTGTATGTAGAAACGATAGTAAAAGAGCAAGTGATAACGGGTCGTTGGGTGTATCCCAACCCAGCTTTAAAATTCTGTGAGTTCTTGCAAATGCTCTAAACTCTCCCTCATCTATATTATAGGCTTGTAAAAACTTTCTTCTTTCTCCGTTTCCAAACACTACAACTTCAAGAAGTGGAGTTGACAAGGCATCTGCGTTTCTTGTCATATAATCACTAATCAATTTTAAGACTTGTGGGTGATGTTTAGTGATACTTGTCCCACCGAAATACTCCGATATTTCTCTCGTAGCTTCACGAGGGTCATATACTTTAAGGTTTATATCTTCTGCTTTTTTATCTATATCTTTATCATTGAATTTCATTATATTCAGCTCCTTTCCTTAAAAAATTGTTTATAAAGTGCTTGAAAACTAAAAATAAAGGCTGGGAAACCCCAGCCAATTTATTTTATTTTTTCTTTAATCCCTTGAAAGCCCCACCTTTGATGGCATCATCTCCAGCTTCAGTTCTTGCTGAACCTCCACCAAATACAGATGCGAACTTAGGTGTTTGCACTGTACCATGTGCAGTAAGTTTTGTTCCGAATGATTGTGGCTTTCTAATGTCAGTGAATACGCTTGTTATATCGTTCCCACTAACAAATGCAGAAGCAGCTGTTGTTGTAGGTACTACAGTTGCAGCGTCCAAATTTTCTCCAGTAAGCATATTGATTAAGTCTTTTGCAATATCTCTTTCTCCAGCTTCATATTGCATAGACATAAGTCTTGTAAACTTAACATCTTCATTTGTAAGTAATCCAAATGCGTAGTCAAGTCCTACGAAACCTTTGTATTCAATAGCTCCTGTTCCGTTATTTGCAACATCAGACAAGCATCTTGCTGGGATTTCCCAGTATTTTAAATCAAGCATTAATTGATGTAAGTCTCTCATTGTTTCAAAAGTTCTCTTTAGAACTTCATCTACAGACACCTTTTGTCCTGTAATATCATCTGGTGACGCGAAGTCAGGTTGGAAGAATGTTGCACTGTATTTTCCAGTGTTTTCATTTTTATCTATTCCATACACTGTACCTTCCAACTCTAAGACTCTATCAAAAAGTCTGTACTTTCTAGTTTCTCTACGAATGAATCCTCTTGAAGATTCAAAGTCGTAGACTTTCCCGTTTACATCAACCTTTGGTGTAAGACCGATGTCTAGTTGAGAACTCTTTGCATTCTCAATGATATCATTAACCTTTTCACTAATACTACCAATCACCACTCTTCCTTGTGGTTTCTTAACAATAAACTTGTTCATAATTGTTCCTCCTTAAATTTGATTTTTTATTATTGTAGTTCGTTGCTACACTGATATAATATATATTAAAAAATACTAATGTTGCAAGTATCCTCTAAGAACACTCTTTCGGCTTCTTTCAAAGCCTTAAGTTTTGCAGAAAGGACTGCCGGTGAATTCCATATAGATGGAAGTTCATTTTCAGCATATTGTTTTCCAACTTTAAGTTTTTCCATATCTTCTTTAAGTCTTTGCTTACATCTCTCAACAATAGTTTTCTTAACCTTAATATATTGCTTATCAGATTCATATAATAATTCCATAGGTACACTAAATACAGAACCTTCATAAATAGTCTCAAATGTATCCATTATCTTAAGCTCTACTTCCTTTGGAGATATAATAAATCTACTTCCTCTTCCTACATTCTTTTTAAGCTTATTATTAAAGTCAGTTATATTAGATAGTATAAGAGCAACGAATTCGGAACATATAAAAGAAGTTTGATTTTTGTAACTTGTTATTCTTTTATGTGGTAACCATTTAACAAATCTTGATAACTTCCCAAATGAATAATCTATTCTTTTATAATTCATTTTGAATTGCTCAATATTATATACCATCTTCTCATAGATATCTATAGGAATATATCTACGGGTTATTTTCATCTCTTTATTTCTCCATCTATCAGGAAATTCAAATATAGACTCAACTGCAACTCCATAGTTTTTAGAAGTAGTTCCCATAGATACAGTTTCATAATAGTTCATAGCTATAGTAGCATGTGAGTATTTAGAGTTTGTAAATCCCATTATTATCTTAGACATTAAGCTATCTCCAGATGTGAGTATTACATATATAGGAACCATACCTTTTTCAGTTGCAGCTTCTGAATATAGTGTAGTTTTTTTAATAGGATTAAAAAGCTCAGACTCAGCTATCATTTTTATTATTTCACTCATTTAGTCTTCACCTCATCTATAGTCTTATACTTAAGTATGTCGTCTAATTCCTTCTCTTCTAATTTAATTCTTTCATGTGCGTCTTTATACTTTTCATGTATACACTTTCTATCGAAAGCCTTTATCCAGTCATTTATAACATGTGAATCCAAATACTCTTCCCCAAGAATAGCTTTAGCTATTATATATAACATAGATTCATCTTTATTTCTTTTCGCAAATAAATCGTAGTTCAGTTTAGCTCCAGTAGCATAGTATATTTCTAAAGAGTCGTAATTCTTACTATCTAAAGCATTCATACCAAGCATAATACCATTATCTGTAACATAGTACACAATACCGTCATAATCTCTTGCTATATATGCAGAATAAGCTCCGTTATTGTTTTCTAGTACAAAGCAAGGAAAGTTTACATTCTTAAGTTTAGGGTCTACTTTTGGACCACTAAAGAAACCTTCACTATATAAAGCGAAATCAATTCTTGGTGGTATAACCACCCTACCATTTTTCTTCATAAGTTTTTGTATAGTTATCATTGTAGATTCAAGTGCTTTAACTTCTCTTTCTCCTTCTACTTGTACATAGTTAAAGTTATAGTTATCAAGTATCTCTTTAAAGATAGCAATATTCTTCTTTCTATCCTTTAAGAAGTGTGGACTCATATTAGGATTATCAAGTCCATCTTTTCCTGATATAATAAGATTTAATGGTCTTACAAATATATCAGGAATATGGTTTAGATTCTTTCCTTCAAATCTATAAGGTATTACAACACTTGCTGGTGCTTCAATATCTTCCGAAGTATATCCAGCACCATCTAAATACTCAAGTATTTGATATTCTATATTTGAAAGAACTATCTTTCTACCCCCATCTTTAAATGTATAAGTTTTAGCTATACCTCTATTTGCCATAAGTTTATCTTTTTGAAACTCAGGAATACTTGCAAGATTTGTAGTACCATACTTATCAAGAACTCTTTTATTTCTTATCTCTACATATTTCTTAACACAAGCATCTGAGCAAAATCTATCATATCTTCCTTTCTCTTCGTTCCAAGTAGTAGGCTTCTTACAGATAACACAATTACCTATATTCTTCCTATATTTATTTCTTTCATGAAACGCTTTTTGTTTCTCAGTCATAGTTCTTCTCCTTTCAGTAAACCTTTATTTCTTACAAAAATGTTCCAAAACACCACGATAAAGGGATGTTTTAAAGATAGGAGGTGTAATATGAAAGTTGTAAAGACCGATGTTTTAAATCTTAAGTCTGTTATAGAAACCCCTATGAGACTATCTGAATTTAATACAAATGAAAGATATGAAGATATAAGAAGTGTAGTAAACTTTTTAATAAATCTGATACTTATGGTTCCGGGTACTATACCGGAAATGCCTAAAATGGGTTATAACTTACATTCAAGAAGACACTTCATTATGAACTCAAAAGAACTTGCAAGACAGCAAATGGATTTACAAGAACAAATATCATCATATTGTGATTATCCAGTTGTGTCTGATGTATCTTTATATCCAATAAGTGATGAGATAACTGGAGACCAATCTATATCAGTTATTGAGATAACTCTTATAACTGGAGAAAAGGTACAGTTATTTGATGATGGATATGATACACAAGTCAGTGTAAATATAGTTGATGGTAAAAACTTTTTTAAATAAACAAGGAGGAATTATAAATGGAAAACAAAATGAGCTTAGCGGAATTTTCTAAAACATTAGGACAAAATGAAATACCTGATGTACCAAAAGGACCTAGTTTAACAGAACTTGCGTCTACACCAGTAAATGAGGAGTATACACCTGCACAACCTGTACAACCAACAGAAGTGAATGTAGATACGCAACCTGTACCTAATAAAAGACATATTGAAGTAATTGATATTTCTGAAGCAAGAGCACTTACTTTAAATATGCAAAGAACTGCACAAGAACAAGGTTCAGAAAGAGGTATTATACCAAATCTTGACCAAGATGAAGTAAATAAGATAAATAGTGCTTTAGATACAGGACTTGAAGATTATATGGCTTATACAGAGAAAGATAGAAATGAAGCTGTAGAAGTATTAAGAAGACATGGGTATACAGATGAAGAAATAGATGAGATACCTTATATAAAGCTTCTTGATATTGCAAGAGCTGTTAAAGCTGATGAAGCTGAAGGTACAGTTGGAGATATGAGACATACTGTCCAAGAAGATGGTACTATTGCTGAAAATGCTATGGATAAATTAGTTGATAATAAAATAGATGATACAATAGTTGTAGATACTGCGGTTAAATCTGAAGTAATTGAAACTCCAAATCAACCACAACCACAAGTAGCTCCTAAAGTAATTGATAAAGATGAAGAGTTTACAAGAGAACCTTCTCTTGCTGAAGTTATAGGAGATAAAAGTATTTATGTTAAATACTCAGAAAAGCCTTTAAACTCTTATAAAAGAGCAAAGGAAAATAAAGTTAAGAAATTACTATCAAGACAAAAAAGAGGAAACTCTGTTGAAGTATATTTACCTAACTCAAATCTAAAGCTTAATGTATTTGAAATACATCAACCAGCAATAATAACTGAGATTGTAAGACTTACTCAAATGAGTCAAGATATAATGATTAAGAAAAGAGTAGTAGAAGCTATACTTGAAAGAAGTACACCACTATGTGCTGACGGAGAAGATATAACTACAGATGCTTTAATGAACTATATATCTTATGATGACTTATCTTATATCTATCTTGCAGGAGCAGCAGCTAATGCTATACAAGAAGTACCATACGGAGTTGAATGTGCAACTTGTGGAACTAAAGGAACTATTAAGCTTGATATCAAAAAGCAATTCATAAAGGCTATGCAAGAGATAGATGACACTCTTAAACTATCGTACAAAGAGTCTGATGACTTTGAAACTTGTATTGCTAAATCTTTAGCTAATAAGATAATAGAAGTTAAGGATAAAGATGCAAGAGTGGTTATAACTTTAAATAACCCATCACTACTATCTAATATAGCATTAGGAGAAGCTATCAAATCGTATGTGTGCGAAACATTTGCACAACTTATACCTGAAGCTTTAAAATATCAATCTATTGATACTAAGTTTGATTTCGTATACAATTTACAAAATCCAGATGTTGTTAAAACTATATCTGCTTGTATACTACTTTCTTATATTAATAAGATAGATACATATACATTTGAAGGAAATGATAAGAACTGGGATAGCGAAGAGTTCTTAGAAGAATCTTATGACGCTAATGTTGACGGGGTAGATGTGATGGTAGAAGCTATGCTATCTCTTGAAGAAACTACTTCTAAAGTAATCGAAAAGACTATAGAAGATGAGTTTGTAAAAGAAAGAATAAATATAACTACAGGAAACTGGACTTGTGCTTCTCAAACTTGTAAGGCTTTAAATAATACGAGGGTTGAGGGTTTAGAGCTGTTGATTCTTTCTTTATTCAACAAGATGGAGACAAACATGTAGGATTTCTTCATAATATTGTGATTATCCTTGAAGGTAAATACTCTTATCAAGAAATCGCAGATATGCCAATGTCTGAGATAGAAATACTTCTAAAGCATAACTCTGAATTCGTAAAGATGAGAGATAAGATGATGGAAGAGCAAAGAGATAAAATCGAAAAGGATAGAAATAAAAGAAAGAATTCTGTTTCAAATCCGGTATACTATTTATAGAAGATGTGATATGGTGTGGCACAACGCCACACCTATCTTCTTATTAATCCATTTTAAAGTGACAACGCGAACACGCACAAACGATTTCTAATAAAATATTAGTTATTCAATACCTCTAATTACGTATTGAAAGGAGTAATACAGAATGGCAACATTTGAGGGGTTCCATTCTGTAGTATTTATGTATTCAAAATCTATTTAATTACTGCGACACGCACGTATGATATTATTTGATTATACCTACTAGCTATGTTAGTGAATTTTAAAAATAAAGCAAGAGACGTGCTGGGGTTTCCCCCAGCACTTGGTTCCGTAATGAATCGATATTCAATAGAATATCAACGCAATTAGTAAATAAGACACTTACATTGTGAAATTGAATAAGAATTGTCTACACAATCCTTCTACATATTATGTTACTGGAATTATGGAAAAGGAGTTGGTGGCAACCGCCACCAACATGCAAAAAATAAAATTGATTTTACTACATAGTAAGACACTTACGGAAAATAAAAAAGAATTAATACCATACCATATTTTGGTATGTGAAAGATTACACACCTATAGCGATGTATATTACCATTAATGTTACCGAATTTATATACACATTAAAGATAGTCCATCTGAACTATCAAGCTTTACTATTTCTTCAAACTTCTCATTTATCTCTTTATTAAAGTCATCTACTGATGTATGAGCTTCATAAGTATCAAGAAGTAATTGGACATAATGACATATCTCATTTATTCTTTTAATACAAGTTTCTTCAATAGCTGATTCTATATTATGGTCAGGTGCACCTTTGTGTGTTCTCACCTTATACATAAGCTCATCAAAAGCAAATATAAATACACGAGCATTATTGACATCAGGGTGTGAGGCTAGACTATCAAGAGTTAAGACACTATCAACTACAGACTTTTCTGTATCTTTATCAGATAAGTCAGCTATTAATATATTAATGTCAAATAGCTCATATCCTTTACCTCTTAATTTATGAGAAGCTCTATATCTTTGTATAATAGTTCTATCAGCTTTCCACCCTGTAGATAACTTAAGTAAGTTTAAATCAGGGTTCTTAAACGATATAAGCTCATTTTCCGTTCTTACTCTTATAACTATATCATCTTCAATGGGTGCTCCAGCATATATACCTCTATCGGTAGACACTTTGAATTTCTTACCTTTATATATACGTGATATTCCTTCCTTAATATTATCTAAGAATATCTCTTTATCATTACCTTTAATATACTTACCATTTCCTAGTATATCAATATTTAATATAACCTTA